ATATATAACCATCAAACAAATATAGCCCATTGAGTATTATATTAATTGAGGTTTTCTTCAAACTCGTATCTATTTGACCATAGAAATTCTTGTGTGGGGTATGCATTGCATAAAATTTAGGCACTTCAATATTTGTAAAATTATATACTATTCTACGAACTGATATTAATAATATTTCATCAATACTATCCAAATAAGTATCAAAATCTGTTTCAAACATATTTTTGCAAACTTTATGGATTTTATCAATATCCGATATACTCTTTTCCGAATTTGAGAATTCTTTAAGAGAATATACAAGACTATATAATATCATAGCTGCGTATTTACTAGTAATCTCATCATCTGCGATTGGTAATTCCATACAGTATTTATCTATGATTTCACCACATAAGATATTGAATTTTTCTAACCTCGTATATGCATTGTACGGGTTTCCCATTTTTAAAATCTCCTTTATTACATAAATATTATTAGGTTACACTATAATAGTATATCGGTATAATTGATAACTCAAATCAATTATACCAATACAATTTATACTATTTACTCGTTAGATACTTTATCTATTATATGGGAAATTAATGTCCCATAACACATATTATCATATGAGAACTCTAACGCAGAGTTACTCTTATCAGTATCAAAAAATGCACAGGTATTATTATATACTAATACAACACTATTAATACCTTTATTATTTCTACTAATATATACACTACCTGGTACATCGTTATAGATAAACTTAAAATAATTTACGTTACCGTTTGGTGTTAATTTGATAATAGGACCAACTATTGAGAAAATATCAGTATCTGATTCTTCTATATATGGTTTAAACTTAACCAGTTCAGATACTGAATAATACGTCATTGTCCTGTAATCCTTTAACAACATACCAGTATATACATCAGGATTTAAATGTTTAAAGATATCTTCGCCAATAACTTTACTAACCATATATGGAGTATCATTATCCATTTCATGTATAGATGATAGATATGTAGTTAATACTCTTGCCGTTATTATTTGATGTATTAAATAATCATCTTGACTTCTATCTGTTTTAATATCATCAATATATAATACCATCTCATGTAATCCAATTAAAGATTTTGATATTGCAAATTGAATTGTAGCAATATCAACTTTACTCTCTTTTATTTCTAAATCTTTTCTAAGAGTTTCAATAACTTCATTTGTTTCACTAATAAACTTAGTTTTCTCACTTATACAGTTATAAACTGCAACTATATCATATTTCATATATTATACCTACCTTTTTATTATTTTACTATACAGTACTTTTGAGAATAGATAAATACTAGAGGAATTTTCTATGTTCCTCTAGTATTTAATATTATTTACATATGTAAATCGTCTAAGCTGTCATCTTCTAATCCATCATCATCTCCATCATTTCCATTCTTTGGATCTGGTTTGAGTTTTCTTTCTTTATTAATTAACGCAGCTTTATTTATCATTTCTTCAATATCATCAAAGTTTATCATTGGTAATTGCTCTCTAGCATACAATTTCTTGAATTCTCTTATTTCTGCATTTAAGCTATCAGGATTTTCTGCCTGACTTGGGTCTGGGTATAATAATCCTGTTAAGAATTCAGCCATTGTATTAAACTGACTTATTAACTCTGCTTTAGCATTAGCAGTAGCTGACCTTGGTTGTGTAAGAGTAAAATTAAAGTTACTTATTTTCTCTTCACCGATATTAGTAGACCATTTCATTATCCTCTTATACATATCAGTGATAATAGGATTAAAGTCTAACTGATAATTTATAACTCTTGCATTAAACTTAGAGTTATTCTGCTCTACTGTCTTTGCATAATCTGCTTCATTTAGATAATTAAGAATAGCAGCTGGTACACCAGTACCTGTTATATATGCATTCTTTAACATCTCTAACAAGTCATTATTCAATTGAACATCTTGACCTGATAAGATTTCTGTTTCTATAGGTCTTTCACCACTTCTACCAGTAGGCATATAAACTGCATTACCATTACCTACTTTATTAATAAGAGTAGTATAAGAGAATAAATCAGAAATATTAATCTGTCTTGATTGTTGTAATCTTGCTATTTCTTGAACTCTGTTTGCTAAATTCTTATCTAATCCTGATTGCTTTATATAGTTAATCTTTTGGTCATTACTATACATGATAATACTCATAATTTTAAATAATAAAATCATTAAGTATAATTTAGCATAGAATAAAGATTTCTTTATCATAGATGTACCATTACCATCGATATCTTCATCTATTTTAAATCTTACTATATACTCAGCAGGAATAAATTGCATTTTTACTCTATTCTCATTTAAGTTATAATAGTTAAAGCAATCTACTATTGCTTCTTTAAACTTCAAGTTATTCTTTAAGAATGGTTTATTGAATTGCTGTACAACTCTTTCAGCTAAGCTATCAATAATAGTTTGCTGTCTACTGTGTTCATTAAATCTACTGAAATAAAGAGAAGATGAAACAGCACCCGATAATGGTGTTATATCTTCATCTTGCACATAGTAATATCCAAGTATAGTATTCATTATCTTAATAGGAATAATTTTAGTTGGTTCTATCATTTTAACATAACAATCACCAATATCATCAAATTCTCCTTTTTTAGATATCTTAACTCCGCCATCAGTTTTATTATTCTTAATAACTTTTTTGAATAAGGTATTATCTTCAGTAACTACACTATTATGCTGATTATTAATATATTCAATAGACTCTAATCCTTCTTCTAAAAATGGAATAGGAATATCATCTGTTGATATAATAATATTCTCCATAATATTCTTTAAGTCTGATTTAAACTCATCTTTATTAATTCTATTATCAGAAGATTTCTTATCACTATATTTACCATTTTCTCTAATATGATATTTATTATAGCAATCTTCTAAGAACATATCTAACTCAGTGAGTTTATTTTCTTTTTTAGTATCATTAAATCCTTCTAATACAGTAGACTCATTAAATCTTCTAAGAATTCCTGTATTAGTAACATTCCTTGTTTTTTGTTGTTGGAATTTATTGAATAATTCAGAATATGGAACTATATATACATAATACTCTCCATACTCCAGAGTTTTTGGAATAATGAAGTTCTTAATCTTTTCTAAGAGTTGGAACTTATTCTCCATATTTTCTACTATAGAATTATAGTTGTCTATTTCATCATCGTCTATATTTTCAAAAGTAATACTTCTATTCAATCTTCCTTCTACAGTATCAGCAGAAATGATAGCATCTCTTGTTATCATTATAGCTTCTGATAATTCTATTAACTGTGAAGATACTTCATGTAAATCTGATTGTTGTAATAGTCTATTTCTATATGCATCATAGATGAATGATTGCATAGAAGAATATTCATTACCAGTTAAATCATTAAACTGATTATTTAGTATATCTTCTCCAGCTCTATATTTATTATCCGCAGATACAACTTGACTTAGAAAAGAGGTAATATCATTACCTTCTTTTCCAGTAATACCAGTTAGCTCATTGGATAGGATAGATTGAAATTTATCATTAAGAGAATCTACATCAGAAGTTCTATCTGTTCCATATAAAGATAGGTTTGCTTGACCTATTAAGTTATTTATATTAATTAACTGCTTTTTAAAGGAACGGTCAGAATCTATAGATGATAAACCCTCTACATCTAACTTACGATTTCTTCTAGCCATGTATTTCACCTTTCTTTCAAAGTGTATATTAAGCCTATGTTTTTGGAGGGTTTCTTTATACTAGTATATCAAAAAAAAAATACTAATATATTATCTCTGTGGAATAATAAATAGTAATTTCATAAAGGAGATTTAAAATGAAAGAAATAATTGTAACTAATGAGTTTGTTGATGAAGTACCTGGGTTTATTAAAGAGACGCAGATTAACTTCACATTCACCGGTGAAGCAGGAAACTTCAATATACAGAATGTGGCTGGAGAAATATCATACGAGGTGTCATATCTCGTAGGATATGCTCACTGGAATCCGTCGATACCTGATTACCCATCATACACCACATTTAGTGAGAACGGAGTAATCGATTACGCTGAGTTTTTAGAAGCATTTAAAACTAAATTCGGTGTTGAGATTCCAACTGTATAACTGAATTAATAAATTTATAGATGACCTATCGACTATACGGGGAGAAACGGAGATTTTTTATGAAAAATATAGATGAGGTTTTATTTAATTGTGGTAGAGAGTACGCTCTCATAGAAGCCTTAAATCAGGTGTATGGTTTACTTGATACTAACAAAGTATCTGAAGCAAAGGATATCCTTCGACTGGAAATGGATGCGTTATGTAAGAATGCACCAAATAAGGTGTTACATCGTATACTAAGAATGCTGGACATATATAAATCATCTAATCGGAAAGTTGATGATGTTATACAATATCATATAACATATACAGATATACTAGATACTACTATGTGTGGTACGAGATGGGTATATGGTAATGATTATGAGTGGATATCTGAAATCGAGTCAGTGATAACTAGTATTGTGGAAAAGATGATACCACTTAATTATGACATATTACTGACACACACATCGGTGTATGATTATAATATTATGACTGTACTACATGGAGGTGTTGATGATAAACTAATTCAGTCTGTCTCAAATATAATGACAGCCATCGAGTCACTTGATGTGTATTTAGTACACCATGTACTTATCGAAGACCATTATATGTCTGTCGATGACATACTAAATTCATGTGATAAATTAGAGATGGGTTCCGAATAGGAACCCTCTTTTTTTTGTATGTTCCGAAAGATTATTATCTAATCCGTATTTCAAAAAAAAAACGATAATATATTATTTCTGTGTAGTAATAAAGTTATTAATAATTTTACTATTACAAATTAACATGTTTGGCTGACCCTAACGGCATGACGGGGGGAGATTGGAGATTTTATGTTGTTTGTTAATTTTGTAGAAGAGAAGTTTAAGGACGGTGCTAATTACTCATTCGGTTATAATGGTATTAGTTGCCAGGTAAATGAGGCTAGAGAAAATGAATCCAATTATTATACCGAACTCTATTACGGAGATAAGTATATCAGATGGGGGCGTTTCGATGGCGAAATGTTCGCACAGGGAGATGAATTCAAATTCAGGGAGAACAAGGAGTTCCTTGAAGCGTTCATGGAGAAATTCGGGTATGCATTCCCTGTGATACATACCCCATAATAAAAAGGGAAACTCTCTAGATTAATTTCTAAAGAGTTTCTTTTTTTTATAATTCTTCTTTTATTGTCTTCGGTAACATCAATCCAGTTGTAACCAAATCAGATTTTAATCCCATTCCTATCATATATGTATCAACAGCATTCAATGTTGTTTTATTGAATATATCATCATCCATATCTTCTAGTTTGGTATATCCATTTAATGCTATATCTCTCAACATCTGTTGTTTCATAACAGAGTCATCAGCTCTAGCAGAATTTAATTCTTTCATTACACTAGGTAATCCCCAGTTAATAAGCATTATATTCTCCAAGTCAGATTCTCTACCATTCTTATCTTTACCAGCAACCTGATTAGTAATAGCAGACCTTTCACTAATATCTGTACTGATACCATTCTTCTTCATAACAGTCTGCTGAGTTCTCTTTTCATTAAGATAACCAACAGGAACTGGTGTTGGAGTAACAACAGCATTCTCTTTATCCATAGTAGCAAATGGAGTAACTACATTCTCATATAATGGAATATTAATTGATTTAGCTGCAGCTTCAATATCATCCATTGTTATAGTTCTCTCATAATCTACTATATCTAAAACTAAATATGCATTTTCATTCTTAAAGAATTCATCAAAGTATCTCTTGAATTCATTATCACTCATTGGTTTAAACTTACTTGAATATTTTTTTGTATTAGCTCCAGATTTATCAAATGCTGTAAAGAATGAATAAATCATCTTTTCCATTTTACTCCTACAACTACCAATATTCTTTGAGTCATATATTTCTTCAAGATGTCTCTTTAATTCTATTATACATTTATTTCCTAATGTTACATAGAGGATAGCAGGAACCATTCTGTTAAGTATAGAGTTAGTAGCAATAAATGTAGATACTTCTTCATCTGGTCTATATTCACTATAAGGTTCATAACCTTTTGGAATAATTTCACATACAGTATTCTTTAGAGCTGTATAGTTAGCTATCTTACTTCCTACTTCCAATGGTTCTGTATGTTTAATATAGAACTCTATAAGAACTCCATCTTCTACTTTTTGTCCTTTAATAACACCATACATATTAGGGTCTATTTTAGAACTTGTTTCATTACAAAGAATCCCACATTTAACAACACTATCTTTTGCATCAGGGTCATATTTATTTAAGAAATTCTTCTTTCTATTTATTTCAGTATAATACTTACTTACAATAGATTTTAGTGATGGAGATAAATCATCTAATTCTACAGTAGAATATATTTTAATATCTTCTATTACTCCTGAATATTTTGATTTAATCTCATTTCTTGCACCCTCTAATATATTCTCTTTATCTTCTTCTCCAAGATTAGCTAAAAGAGTATTTATACTTTCATCTTCATAAGAAGTATCAAACTGTATTAAAGGGTCCCCTATATTTATTTCTTGTCCTTTTTTAGCTATATAAAATACATTAGAGTTTCTTCCTACAGTAGCTGCTTTACAGAAACACATCTCTGTAGCACAATCCTGTGACATTTTCTCTGTAATAAATGTAGCATCTTCATGAGTATTATATGAAGACATTAATGCAACTTTACATAATGTACCCATATTCATTCTACAGTTATTAAATTCATCATTAGTAAAGAAATCTTTATGGTATGCTAAAACATCATTCTGTTTAAATTTACTTCCTACTTTCAATTTAGTCTCTAATTGATTAGATAAGAAGAAACCACCACCACCATTCTTTACTATATTAGGTGATAAATCAATAGCTCTACATTTACCTGATTTATATTTAGCTATCATTATACCTGTCTTTTCATCATAATCTACAATAGTACCATCTTCTTCTGCATTAACAGCAAAGTTAGAAGTTACTTGGAATCTAGTTCTTTCTTCCATTCCATTTGAAATAAGAACTGGAGAAGATTTCTTAACAGGTATTACATGTTTCGACTGTTTTCAGTTATTGTTAATCTATATATCTCTATATAGCTCAGACTATATCTTTATCCTATATTCTATTACCAAATATAAGATACCTCCCATTTCCACATTAAGTGTACTCTACTCGTTTATTCTCCTAGATATTTCTTCTAAGATATACTTTCGATAGTCGTTGAACCTTACTTATTATAATAAGTCTTGGCTGCTGATTGTCTAATCCTTAAGATTGTTACTCTATGGTACTTAAGGCTCTAAAGAGTTTCCAGCAATTAAAGAGGTTTAAACGCGACGATTTCTCGGGCATCGCGTGACCAAGGCGGTTAGGGTCATCAATTGCATTACACAATGGCATTGTCATTTCACCAGCTGAATACAAATTTACATCATTTAAACTATTTAGAGTATTAGTAGTATCATCGACAATACCTCTAATATTAGTAACAGCTGGTTCCATTGTAAGAGTTCTTGAAACTCCTACACTACCATCTGGTGATGTATTTGCTGCCATTATTCCTGTCATTGATTTATCAAATGAACGTCTCTCAATAGTATAAGAGTCGTCCAAGTTTACTCCTCTAAATCCTTTGGTAGAAACAGATTGTAACTGTTCCATCTCTAATGTAGGATTAAGAGTAGAATAATCTTCCACTGTTTTCTGTGCAAGTATTTCTTGTATTACTGCATTTTGTGGTACTGTATATTTTTTAGCACCATTACTATTTCTATAATCAACATAATTCTTTGCTAATCTTTCATAAAGAATAGCAGGAATTATTTCTCCACATCTTATTCTAGATAATCTCTGGTCTATCTGTTTAGAATACTGAGAATCTGCTAATAAATTAATAGCGTAGATATATAACTCTACTATTTCAGTAGGTAATTCTAATTGCTCTAATACATCTATTGTTATTGGGTCTAAAACGAACTCATAGAAGTTCATTAAAGCATTTTCAGTTATTGCACTACCATATACTTTAAGAATGTATTCACTGTAAGGAGTTTTAGTATCAAAATCAGCCATTAGATATTTCTCAGTTTTAAACATTCTCAATCCATTAAGAATTAATGATATAGGAATATTCTGTTCATATATCATATAGCAATCAGAGAATTTTATATACTCTTCATTTGGTTTAAGAGCTTTCTCTAATTTATCTACTACTCTATACTGAACTTTCATCATCTCTAATAATTTACTAAGTCCTGCCCAGAAACCTAATAGCATACCAACATATACATTCTGTTTCATTATCTTAACTTTAGCAAACATCATTCTCTTAGCAGATTTAGTTTTATGATACTGAGTTTCTAACTCTTGTGGTAGACAAGATACTATTAAATCTGTAATAGATAATTCTTTATCGGTTAATTGAGTATCTATATCTATAAAGATTGGTTCTCCTTTTACCAATCCTATAAAGATATGATTCTCCGGTATAGTAATCTTATTATCCACAGTATACTGAATGGCTTGAGCTTGATTAAAGTAAATCATACTTCCTTTATATTTAAAATATGAATATAATTTACTATACTGGTCATATTCTATAGTAGTAATATATTTCTTATTATTAGGGAATTCATAACCTACTTTAAATGCTTCCCCTAATGTATCTTTATTAGCTACTATTAATTTCTTCATTCTTTCTACTGAAGAACTATTAGCTCCATCTTCTCTTTCAATAGTCATCTTAGAATAATTAGTAACTATCTCTACTTTATTAGGAGCTATTTTAACTACTGGTAAATAAAAAGATTGGTGTTTAATAACTTTCTTATTTCCACCTATATACAAAAATCTATTATCTATAAATTTAGGTATATCTACTTTTACGGTGTGTCTATTTCTATTACCATCTTCCATATAAATAGTATAAGTATCTTTATAGTTTAACTCATCAGAACTATCTTCTATTTTAATATCTCTTATAAACAATGGAATTGATTTGTCATTCAATGCTAAGAAAGCATCCATTATATCTTTTTCCATTACTTCTTTAATATAAGTAGTATCAAGATTTGCAAATCTCATTTTACTCATATTCTTATTAGTAGTAGTTAATTTATCTGAGATATCAGTTACTGGTATTTTAACATCTCTAGTTTTAATACTAATGATTTTATCCAGAGTCATATTCTTAACTTTAAGATTTTTCTGGTTCTTTCTCAGTAACTCATCTCTTGCAGTAGAAGCTGTAGATTTTTCTACTTTATCACCATTCTTATTCTGATAATAAATCTTTTTAAGAAGTTCATGATTTTCTTCTACTTCTTTCTTTATATTACCAGCTACTTGTACATTAACCTCATCTTCATTTGTCTTATCTGGTGTTACTTCAGAAACAGCTTTTTCAACACTCTTCTTTGCTACTACTTCTAATTCCTTATCAACTTCATCTGTCTTAGTAAGTTCTTTAAGTTCTTCATCATTGGTAATAACATCAGGTGTTTTATCTACTTTAACTACAGCTGTTAGAGCTAATGAAGCATTTGCTACTAATTCACTATGCTCTATTTCTTTCTCATCTATTGAATGAGTTATTACGTCATCATTAACTACATTCCTCATTATTCTATTCATCTCTACTTTAAGAGTCATATAATCTTTCTTTGTAAGTAAAGATGGATTTATTTTCAATACTCTATTCTTTACATAGAAATAGTAGTCTATATTAATATCTGTTAATAACTCTGGTTTCTTATATAAAGTATAGAATATGATATAAAGAGGATTATTTAAATTCTCTTTTAAGTTCTTACTAAGTTTGTAATTATTTAAGTTACATACTACAAACTTATTATTTCTATTAGGAAATTTTATACTATAGATTTTCTTCATATAATCCCAGTATAATTCAATATACTTTAATGGGATTACTTTAAAAGCTAAGCTTGTAAAGATTTCTATATATTTATATAAATCATAATAGATATTTTTATTATCAGAAACAGACTCACTTAATTTAAGTTTAGGAACTAAATTAGTTTTATCTTTAATTTCTTGATATAATTCTTTTCTTTCTTTAGATAACCTGTATCTAAATTTCTTAGTATGTATTTTACCTTGGTAAAGCATATTAAAATAGTATAGAGGATAATTAATACCACCGATACAATTATCTTTATTATTAATCACATCAATAGTTTCTTGTAGTGAATGGCTATAAACCATTGCAACATTTCCTCTACCTCTTTTAATACTACCAAAAGGTAAATAAATTTGTCTGGTATAAGTTTTCAGGTAATCTATCTTCTCAGCTTTAACAGCTTCTGTAAATACCTCATCTTCTGTTGAAGTATTTATATCATCTACCTGACTTTCCATTATAGTACGAAATAAATCGCTCATATCTCGGGTTATCCTTTCTATAAGGTATTATCTTTGTGTTTTTGGGTGGTTAAACTACTTATACATATTATTAAATAACAACTAAAATTGTTATGGTTTCTTTACATAATGACTCCTGTGATATATAAATAATAACTAGATAAGGAAAGTAGTAATCCTTATCTAGTTATTAATATTTTTACATATAATCACTCATACTTTCAAGAAGTATATCATAACAATAATCAGTACTCATATTATCTTCTAATGCTTCACTAAGTGCAGTATCAGGTTTATATTCTGGTATGTTTACAGTGTATTCTGATACACTTTCACCAACCATATAACTTTCGTTAAATTCCTCACCATGATGCTCTTCACCAGTAATGATATTTGCTTTCATTATAAGATAAATACAGAAGTTTCCTGTCTTAGGACATCTAGAGCATTCAACCTGTATCTGATACTTCTTTGTATTATTCTCATCTATTATATCACATATACGATCATATTTACCAATAACTACATCTTTATATAATGATAGATAATTCTTAACTCCCTCAACAGGAATTACTTCAAGTAATCTACAACCAAGTATAAGTAAACTATCATCATCTTCTTTTTCAAAAGATGTAATATATCCTTTACTATCTGTATTAGAAGCTAAGTTTACAAGATGATTAAATACTTCTACATATTCATCTGTAAGTTTTTTACCTACTGGATAATCTCTTTCAAGTTCTTCTGTAGATAATAATTCCAATTCATAATCTCTATTGAATGGCTTTATAATATTCTTTGTATCCCTTTCAATGAATTTAGCATCATTATTATATAATGCATTTGCTTTAATCATTGTACTTGTAGCAACACCAGTTGCTTTTATCTCTTGGACATTAATAGCATTCATTAATCTATCAATATCTTTATTTCTTTCTTTTGTACCCACGTTAGTAACATACTCAATAGCTCTTTTAGTCTCATCAGAAGAATGAGCTATTACACTTCTTAACTTCTTTTGTAAACTAATAAGATTTCTTACTATATCGAATTCTTTTACATAATTCTCATGAGTAAATGGAAGTAATCTCACAGCATATAACTTATACTTCATCTTATTAATAGATGATAATAAGAACTGTGTTTCACTACTAATATAGTCAACTGGAACTGAATCATCTATATCAACTACATCACCAGATTCATCCCACTCTTTTATAAATACTTCTTTAGTAAGAGGTACACCATTTATGTCAACTTGTGGTAACATAGTACCAACAGATTCATCATATGGAGTCATTATTTATCCCCTTTCTTAGATTTTTTATTTACTTCAACAGTCTCAGTCTCTTTAGTTGGTTCTTCATCAACTGGAGGAGTATCAACAACATCAGTTGTCTTTTCTTCTGTATTAGTTACAGCTACTGTACTTGGTATTATCGGTTCAGTAGCTTTCTTATGTGCATTTGAATCAACACCAAGTGTTTCTTCAAGATATTCAATTCTACTTAATAACTCACTAATAGTATTCTCTAATAGAATATTTTTTGCTCTTAATTGCTCACTTAATTCATAGTATTTAGAAAGAGTTTCTTTCTTTACTTCGTCCATAGCATTAATAGCTTCATCCATTCTATTATTAACATTACTACTTGTTGAATTCATTAAAGACCTTGTATGATATTTAGCATCTTCAGCTATTCTCCTACTATTAACTTCTGGACCTAGTTCTATCTTAGATGCTCTAAACATACTATCAGTTCTTAGTAACTCACCTATACTAGTATACTTATTCACTTTCTCATTTTCTACCAAATAGTAAATATCACCTAGTCCATCACCAGGCTGTTCTTTACCAAGAGTAAATACAAGACAGTTAGTATGTAAGTCGTTACTATTTATCATATCTTCATATGTATCAAACGCAAAAACATGCATAACAGGTTTCATATCGTTACCTCATTTCAGTTTGGATTTTATTCTATTGTGTTTTATCGGTAAAGTAAATATGATGATAGATGAAATAAATCATCTATCATCACTTTATATATTTAATTAGGTGCTGAATGTGGAAATGCTCTTAACTCATGCATTATACCAGTTATATAACCATTTCCATTTTCCCTTTTATATGTCTCATATCGCTCTTCCAATACTTGCATTAAATGGCTATTGACATATCCATCACTTTTTGCTTGATAATAAGAACCAACTATAAAAGCCTTTATAGACTCCTTATCTGAAGAGATAAGGACATCTAACTGGTCTTTATTTGCGTTGATATCTTTTCTAAAATCAGCCAGAGTAGCATTCAACTCGTTTATTTTATTTTCCACCATAGTATCCTGGTCTCTGTCCTTTTGTTTTGTTTCTTCAGCCATAAGAGTAAGATTATCAATTTTACCATTCAGTTCACGTTGCGTCTCAGCGTATTGTTGAGACATGAATTCTGTATTATCCTTGAGTATTTTAACTTCTCGAATCATCTCAGAGATATCATCTTTGAATTTCCTGTCAGTCTCTTCTTTGCGAGTCATATCAACTATTCTCTGTTCATATTCTTTCTTAAGCTTCATAATACTGGTAACCAAAGCAGTTATTAATCCAACACCACCTATAATAACTGCTAAAAATGTTCCCAGGTGCCCAGGGAATGAATCAAGCCAGCGTAGAAATTCGCTTTCCATATAATTTCATATCTCCTTTTCATTAGAGATTTATCATAATCCACTATATGGATTTTTAGATTATGATTTATATGGTTGTTTTGACTGCATCTGGCACAATACGATTGTCTCTTCATCATCTTCCAATAATCTTTTCCTATACTCTTCTAACTTATTACCATATTTTATTGACATATACAGTCGTGTTATTGAAATAATACTTATATAACAAATTAATCCAACTATCAGCAACAAAATCATATCAAATATAAAATACATTATTTTTTCCTTTCTGAGAAATATCTAATCTATTATTATATTAATGAAGTTAGCCAAGGGGTACTGTTCCTTATCATTCTTAAACGATAAGTCAATAATATCCACATTGTATGATGAAAACATCGAATTGTGAGTAATTAAAAATGATTGTTCTGCATTAATTCTATCTATCTGATTTTCCAATACCTTGATAAATTTTTCTCTATTATATAAATCAAGAGGACCATCAATTTCATCCAGTAGCATAATATTGTAATTAGTTAAAACCTGTCTTGACAAAGCAAATGCTATTGCTAATGATAGAAAACTTAATTCTCCTTGAGAAGCGTATTTTACATCATTTAATCTCTTTCCTTTATTAAAAAAAGGAATTGAAAACTCTGTTGGAGTTATATCAAATGAATCAATATAAATCTTACCGTCATACGCTATATCTAATAATTCATTAGTTATCTCTTCAGTATTCTTCAGATAATTACTAATAAAGTATAGTGGCATTCCTTGCTTAGAAGATAATGCATTCTTTACGAATATCATATCATCATATATCTTATTCATACTACTGATATCTTTCCTTATCAACTTATATTGCTCTAAATTAATAATCTTAGATTGTAGTAAGTTACTTTTTGTATCTATAACATATTTCAACTTATTTATCTCGATACTTATTGTATCTTTATTTGATTTATTTTCTTTATATGTGTTATAATCCTTATTATATTTCTCATATAAAGATTTAACTTCATCAAATCTTTCTAATGTATCTTTAACATCTTTGCAAACATCTAAGTCATTAGATAGAGTCTTAATGTCCTCAGTAATAGTTAAATTAGTATTTCTCCAATTAACAATTTTACTATTTTCTTCTTCTATAAAATTCTCTGTATCAGATATTACTTTATTCAAATACGATGAATTACTTATACTACCAAATTTATTTAAGAACTTTTCTTCTCTATTATAATCTGCTAGTAAATTTATATAATTATCATATTCTGTAACTATTGATAACAAATCATTTATTTTCTTCTCATTATAGATATAAGTAAGTTTTTCTATATTATTAAAGATATTCACTGTTTTAAAATCATCTCGTATGTCTGGTGGTAATAAATCAATAATATCCTTATAATTAGAAAAATTTGGTATTATGGTATTGATATTATTATAAACAAAATTCATATCTCTATAAAAAGATTCATCTTTATTCTTTTCATCAATATTATGATTTTTGATTATATTCTGAATTTCATATAGTAGTTTTCTAGCTTTACAATCAGTTACGTCACAATCAAGATGTATATCATCTTTACCAATGTCGAACCTCTCTGATATCATAGAGATAAACAAAGAAGTTTCTCTATTCGATTTTTCATCAATATCTATTATATGTGAGTTAATATAATTAACCACATTTTTATTATCTTTCATCAATGATAATACTTTAGATATAGGTAATTTACCAAACTCATATGTTCTATTAAGAATAAGTTGAGTATTTTTGAGAAAGATTATAAAGTTCTCTAATTCTTCCTTAGATATACTTGGCTTATAGTCGCCTAATATGTCTTCATACTCTCGTATCCTTTTTCTCATATTGTTTAGATTATTCTTTATGCTATTCAATTCCTTATCACTATTCATCTCTTTAGATAATTGAATTCTGTATTCTTCTAACTGATTATTTAAATTATCTAAATTAGATAAAGAATTCTGTATAAGAATGATATT